CCTACCATGTTCCGAAAGTGGTAAGCAGGGCGGGCACCCAAAGACCACATCTTCCACCAACCCTGTGCGCCGTCATACATTCTAAAGAATGGCTCCGAGTTGGTGAGGGCGCGGTGATTGCCATCCAAAAGTTTTGCCACTGCCGGGTCAAATTTTACATCATCCCCACCATGCCGCATGGTGACAAAATGGTCGGGTGCATTTTCGGCGAGTACACCAAACTCATCAGCGGCACGTCTTAGATGGTCCTGTCCTACTATCGCGTGGCTCGATGCGGTTGCTCGGGCTTGGGCCATCGGCGCTGGTTGTTCCAAAAATTTCGGGAAGCCCGCCTCGCGGTTTATTTTGCGAATCGTGCTATCACGATCTGCTCGCCGCTGTTGGAACGATTGTACCCCTCCGGGAGGGGGAGTCCCCTCTCCACGGCGTGGTGCGCTCAAGATGTGGGGAACATAGTTTTCGCCTAAATCTTTTACCACCACCCCCGCCGCCTTCTCTCGCTCCAGCATATTGCGGTACATTCGAGCGAGGTTCTGTTCTGTCAATCCCTGCGCTCCAGGGCTAAAGTTACCGGTCTCCATGGCGTTTGTGATTTCCTCCCCCACCTCATCGACCGGTCGCCCTTGTTTCTTCGCAAGGTTCTCCACTACTCTATTAACACGAGTAGCCAAGTTTTGAGCCGCAATTTGACCGCCCTGCAATCGGTCGCGAAGCGTGTCGTAAAGCTCCTTGGCTTTTCGTTCATCAGGGGTGAGGTGTACATTAATTGCTCTGGCGAGGCCGGCTTTGTCTGCGACTTTTTGTGCCGCGCTTGTTCCGGTCACTTTCTTGGAAAAATGTTTAAGCGCCTTCCATGGCAGGGATACAGCGGCGACGGGCGTATAGGTAAGCGGGTCGTGCGCCACATCCCCCACGAACCCGGCAACTCCCCGCGAGACTGGGTTCCAATCTCTTACGTATGGAGCATCCCCCGCACCAATTTGCTCATTAAACTCTATGCCGCCTTTGTAAAGGGCTGGTAGGATATCCTCACCCTCGGCAGCGGCCCTAATGGCGTGGGCCACTGCATTTCGACCACGGTCAAATTGATTGATGGCGTCTAGTAGCAGGTTCCCGGTCGACCCAGGCCGGTCTGTTACCTCCGTTTGAAATTGATTGCCTGGTTGGTCGCTGAGAATTTTTACGATTGTGCCCATGGATTATTGCCTCTGCGTTACTAGCCTTTCCCACCCCTCCTCGGCCTCTTTAGATCTTTCGAACGTTTCACCGGGGTCTGGCTCCCACACAACAGTCTGGCCACCCCTATGAATGAGTATTGTCCCAGAAGGGGGCATTAGTTCCTCTAGGCTCCCTCCTGCTTTGACGAATTCATTGGCAATCCGACGAAAATCGCCATGTTCCCCTATTACTCTGTCCCTTGCTTCTTCGAACGTAGTCCTTCTTCTGCGTGCCTCCTCGAGAATCGCATCTCTTAACTGATTCTCGTATTCTGTCTTAATGTGCTCTGCTCTCATTTGTTGATAGGTTTGATCTTTCTTAATTTCCCACTTGTGATATGCGGCCCAGGCTTTATCCACCCACTCATCTTGCCCAGTATCGGGATTTATAGCTTTTACGATATTGCCGGTGGCTAGCGGAAATTCTAGCGGTACCATCCTGTCATCACTGAGTATGTAAGCACCCTCCCCACCCACTTTATAGATAACGTTCCCCATGATGTCGCGTTTTGCCGTTGGAATAAGTTTTTTTTGTTTTTCTTGAGCCGCCTCTATATCTTCTCTGCGCCGCCGTTGATCATCTTCTCTGCGCAAGTTGGCGGCTTCCTTCAAACGTTGGTCTTGTATCTTGAAGTGTTCCTCAATTCTTTTTTGCTGTTGTTCAAAGTTTGCCTGTGCCTGAGCGTCTAGATTCCGTTTATATTCGCGCTCTTGCTTCGCAAGCTGGCTCTCTTTTTGCTGCTGCTGCCAGTTCAGGAAGTTTTGGAATCCTCGTTGTGCGCCAGCAAAGGGGCTTGGCGGTCCTTGTGTGTAGTGTTGGGGTCTGTTCGCGCCGAGAATTCCCAGGCCGGTCTGTAGGGCAGCCATCCCCCAGTTCTCACGCGGTAGCATGCTCATTGATAACCTCCACCAAGGTCAGGCATGACTCCCCCATATGCCCCCATCAGCAATGAAAGATCTTCGGGAGCTGCGGACCACCTGGGATGAGCGATCGGGATCGGAACCTGCCGCCGTGGATCGGCTTGATCGCTAGGGAGGAGTTGGGCCAAGTCGGTCTTCGGTATAATTGCGGTGTTGTCTTCCACCGGAGTGGTTATAGAATCTAAAGCCTGCTGACCACGTAGGTGCCGCCGCTCATCGTCTCGGCCATGCATCTGCATACCAGATAGATGCCGCCGTGGATCGCCTCGACCGAACATCTGCATACCAGAGCGCATCCATGGATTAGTCAGAATGGAAGGGAGGGTGGTCGTAGACGGCACCGCGCCAAATAGTGTTGGTGCCATAGCCAGACCCCCAAAAGCATCTGTTCCTAGCCCTCCTGCGGCCGCGGCTTTTGCGGCCAACGCACCCGCCGCCGTTCCAGCACCCGCCGTTCCAGCACTCGCCGCACCAGCCCAAGCCGGCATTGTAGTCCCGATTCCCGCCGCACCAGCACCCGCCGCACCAGCACCCGCCAATGCGGGAAATAATGCCGGTAATGCGAGTCCCGCACCAATGCCGGCGAGGATGGGAAGGTTGTCTTTGATCATGCCGCCCATGATGTTTTCTCCTTTAACGTGTGAAATGGTCGTATAGGCCGTAGCCTAGTAGTCCACCACCTAGCAGGTTAGCTGTCTGGTTAGGCTCGTAATATCCGGGGCTTGTTTGCGTCACTGTCCCGCCGCCACCCATACCCGCGCGGATTGCGTTACGCATGACATCGGCCATTTGGAACGGCCACTGCTGCTGTGCGCTGAACGCCCTCATGGCCTCATTGATGCGGTCTTGATCGAAACTTCGAACAATATCACCCGCGCCCATCAACCGCTGAGCCGCTTGATATGGTTCCTGGCCATAGGCAAGCGCACTTTGCAAGTGCCTTGGAAGCATGCCACGCTCCCGGTAGGCCATTTCTGTGCCAAGGTTGGTCAGCATGTCTCGATGCTGTTCCTGTAGGCCGGTATTGGTGAGGCCAGAAGATCCTTGACCGGCCATAGCACCGATTCTTTGGGCGATAAGGTCGGCATTACGATTGAATGCGGCGGCGTACGCCGGATCGTTAAAGTAGTCGCCTGACAATGCCCCGGTCAACGTGCGTCTGCCTGCCTCCACTGCTGGATCACCGTACAGCGAACGTCCAGCCACCATATCAAGGCCTGCCCCGTGATATGGTGTCAACGGAGAGATTCGCTCCCCGCTATACTCGCTAAACGGTGTTCTCGATAGGCGCTCCGATTCCTCCATAGATGGCCCTATGTACGGAGCCACCTCTTTCGGTAGTTCCGTAACAGTCGTCTGAGTCGTATTTGAAGGGCTACCGCCCCCGCTTGATCCCATTTGTCTATACCTCTTTTACCAGCTCTATTTCGCGCAGCCTAAATCCCATATCTCGGGTGAGTCGCTGCATTGCCATTGTGTCTGAGCGCAGCGTTATTTCGCGTGCACCCATTTGGCGTGCTATATTTTCCAATTGCTTCATGCCTTCCCGCAGCACATCGTGACCCTCATGGTTTCTACTCAACCAAATGTGTAACCGGGACTGCCCAGTCCACGGGTCTTGGCGTGCGATCACAACAACGCATGCCGCATACGCATCATCTACCAGCGCGACATATAGCGTTGCCTGCCCTGCACGCAGCATAGAATAGACATCTTCCAGCCAAACCTCATCGTTGTCGTGCGGCAGACATAGCGCCAAGTCACCTGACACGGTACGCCACCATGTGTGCAGTTGATGGGGTGCGATAGGTAGCAAGATCATACTACGTGCCACACCGCACCATCGCTCACGAGTTGAATCGAGCTATATTGCCCCGATATCGTTTTGGACGCCGCGCCATCTATTGTCTCCCCGGATTGTCCAGCCACAACAACCGGGCCGCTGCCTGAGTCGACCTTCTTAATCCTGATCGGTAAATCCTCCCAGTCGATAGTAGGTAGCAAGGTAATGCTAAGTGTGCTCCCACCGGTAGAGCACAGCACTAAGTCATGGGCCACAGTGGTGGCGGCGGCGACGTGTGTAGTCTCAAACGCGTGTCTGTTGATTGCGGTCGCATGGTTTTCAAGGATTCGAGTAAGTTCCCGCCTTGCCTGTGCCCCCAAATCGGATGGGAGGGTGATTGAGTAGTCCACTTTCACTCTAGGCCATCCCCTTGGATTTCGATGTCTACTCCGGTCACCTCTACATCGCCTGTGTAGTTGTGCTTCACTCGATGCCATCGTGCGGACTCGACGTGGTCGAAAGTTCCAGAAAACAATGTGCTTTGCACCGAGGTTGTCACTGTATCGCCAAGATTGTCTTTATACATATAGGTCTGGGTGCCCGTCGTCGGTGACCGTTTAAATCTCGGCCTTATTCTGGTAACCAATGTAGGTGTGCCATCTTGTCCAATATCCCATGTGGTCATGGAACTCGCATTTGCCGGCGAGCCTTCGAGTCGTTGGATCTTGTCATTTGAATCAACTATGGCTGGCTTGTACGTCGAGGTTGAGGCAAACGCCGTATCATACGGAGCGGTGGGTAAATCAGCGTACGTTGAATAGTAGCTGCCAAGATCATTATATGAGACGCCTGGTTCTCGGTATTCAAACGCAAAGCGCACTGTCTTTGTGCCACGAGTCCACCTATTACTTCGATAATTGAAACAAATATACTTGTCTAGCGTGCCATCATTGGATCCAACCGAGGGGTAAAACCAGTACGCACGCCACGTGTTCCTATCCTGAAAGCCAACCAATCTATTTTGATGTTTAACATTGAT